AGGCGATTCTTGCCCACGGTGCGGACGTTGTAGAGGATGCGCTGATTGTCGATGGCGGTCTTGTTCTTCACGCGGACCGCGTGCATCAGCTCATTGATGAAGATGCTGTCGTCGTAGGTGGTCAGAGACTCTTCGTTACCCTCCTGGGTCTCGTTCTCAGTCACACCATCTCCAGACAGGAGAGTGTTGAGGGCGTAGGTGATCTTGTCACCAGCCGCCTTCTTGGTCTCGCGCTTGAAGATGATGATTGAGTCGGTCTCTTCCTCCGAGTCCTCTCCGATGAGCGGGGCGATTTCAGTCGCCTTGAGAGCCTCAACAGCGAGAACGCGGGACCACAGCTTGACAGCGAGGGCGTCGTTGACGCCGAATCGTGTGATTGCCATGGAGTGGATACCTCATCCGGGTTGAACGTTACGAGTGCGATGACGGCTTAGACTGCCGAAATCACGGTCATATCGTTGACCGGATGAGACGTTGCTCGTACGTGAGCGAACGAATGGTCGGAATTGTTACACTACTCCGACCATCCTGACAAGTGGTTAGGCGGCTCCCGTCATTAATTTTTTTAGTCCACGAGGATTTTTGCGGAGCCACTTCTGAAAATCTTCCTCGGACATCCTCGCTACGTCCTCGGCGGAGCCCGGTTCGGTGGTCTTGCCGCCGCCCCCGCCGCCGAGGGACTTGAACTTCTTCTGCCCCTCCTTGACCTTCTCGAGCTTGCTGGAGGTTCCCTTCTGGTTCCACTCCTTGTACATCCCCTCCTTGTACCCGAGGGATTTGGCGAAGTGATACAGATACTGGCCGGGGTTGATCTTCTGCCTCAGGCACATCATCATGCCATTGGTCTTCTCTCGCTCGATCATGCCGGGAATTACAGAGTCGTCGAAGTTGAGCATCCGAAGCTGCTCGAACCTCTTCTGATAGGCGTACTGGAACGCCCCAGCGTAGTCGTGCGGATCCTCCAGCGAGCTAGCGAACTGATTAGCGAGATTGTTGCCGAACTCAATAGCTCGGTTAATCTCGGCCTGCTGCTTCTGCTGCTCTGCAGTCTGCTGATGGTGCTGCTCGACGCCGGCGAGTCGGCCGTCCAGAAGCTCCTGCTTCCTCTCGAGCCACTCCATGTACTTGAACGGCTCGGTGTGTTTATCAGGAGCCGGGCCGAGCTGATCCTCTACCGAGGCCTCTCGATCTCCGGACTCCTGACCGCCTCCCCTCACTAAGGCGAGCATATCATTGAAGCGGGCCGACAAAATGTCCAACTTCTGCCGAGTCTCGGCCATGGACCTCTCGGCCGCCTTGCGCTTCTCGCGCTCCTGGTGGAACGCACCGTGCGGAACGGTCTTCTTGGAGGGGTCCCGCTCCTGCTTGGGCTCCTCGGTACTCTCTTCCTCCTCGGACTCCTCCTGCTCTTCCTCCTGCTCCTCGTCAGGATCAGGCTCGTCCTCTACAGTCGGACCATCGTCCTGCTCGTCGCTCTCAGGCTCCTCGCCCTCGAGCATCTTCAGCTCAGACTCACTGAGCTCCTGGTCGCCCGTTATCTTGCCCATTACTCTTCCCTCCTCCGCTCATCGCGGTCACTAGTGATGTTCCTGCGTCTACCAGATTCTTAACACCCGACGTTTGCTTCTCGAACGCCGAGGCTTCCGTCATGTTGACGTCTGCCTGCGCCTTGGACAATTCGATAGCAACCTTCTTAGCCTGCTCGGGCGACTGCTGCTGAAGCTGCTTGAGAGCCGCCTGCAATTTCTCGATAACCGACTGCGGCAGAGGCGCGTAGGCGATAACCTCGACGACCACCGGAGGCGGAAGCTCGGGCAGCAGGGGTGCGACAAACTGCCAGACCTTCTCCTTCATGTGCGGACCCACCGGGGTCTCGTCCACGAAGACGTCGAACTTCTTGTCCTGCGCCAGAGCGAGCGGGATGAACTGCGCCATCCCCTGACCCACGACCCTTATGAGTCTGCCGTCGTTCATGTACCCCATTATCAGGTCCAGCATGTGCCGCCCCTGAGACTTGCGATACATGCGAAGGCTGTCGAACAGCGGTGCCAGAATAACGAGCCCCGCCTGCTTGCGCTCCTGCTCAATGCCAATGGGCTGTATGGCCGCCCGCTGTCCCAGCATTTCCAAATTCACGCCAGTGACGTCGCGTATGGCGTCGATGGCCATGGCGATGAAGTTGAATATCTCCGCCGGAACCGTCTGGGTATACTTCGGCTTGATGCGCTCAGCCGCTCCAGGATTGACCCACGTGACCGTGTCGGCCGCCGCCCAGGACGTCTCGAACGCTCGAGGATCCTCCACGGCACCGCGCTCTGCAAAGACTCCACCCTTGGCGGTCGTGTTCGAGATGTGCATGGCGTTGCCGAGCCACTTGTTCGCCATGGACTGAGGATCGCGCATTGCGCGGACGAGACCGTACCACGTCCCCTTCGTACGATCCTGGTAGCCGGTGATGCACTTGTACGGGAACGATTTTGTCGGCAACTCCTCCTGCTCTAGCAGGTCCGCGCCAAAGAAACACTGCACCCAGATCGTTATCTTCTGCTTAACGGCCTCCACAGGAGGCTGTCCGCCTAGCTCGAGTCGCTCCTGAAGGGCCTCGAGCTCCTCGTCGTTCAGCCACAGCTCCTTCTGCGTCTGAGGGTCCTGCATTCGGTGCTTATAGACCCTCTTCTTGTAGACGCAGTGCACGATGGTGACCATCCTGCTCTCATCTTCCTCGGTCTCGTCGCCGTCAGGGCCTCCACCCTGCGAGTTATTCTTGTTATACTCGTCGGCCTTGTCCTGATCGTGCACAGTGTCGTCCATCAGGTCAACCTTGGCCCAGTCGGCGTGAAATCTAGAGTCCTCGGCGCCCTCCAGGTCCGGAAAAAGGTCCCTCGCGGCCGCGAGAGTCATCTGGCGCACTCTCCAGATGCGAGTAGCGTCCATCAAGCTCTTCTTCCTGGCATTTCTGTCCCAAAACATCTCGAGACAGCTGATATGGTTCATCAGGGGTGCGCCGTCGGGATCCTCCTCGTAGTTGATGGAGGTCTCCGTCCACCCCATTCCGGTGATGCAGGCGTCCCGAAAGGCCTCCGACTCAGCGTCGTCGCCGTCGGACTGATTTCGAAACCACTTGGCGGCCTCCGTAAGCAGGTCGTTGGGCTTGATGTCGCCCTCCTCGACCGGGAAGTAGCGTATCTCCTGCCTATTCTGGATCTCGTTGCCCACGATGGCGTTGATGACGGTGGCAGTTCGGTTGTAGACCACCATCGGGCGGTCATTTTCCTCGTACCAAGCCTTGTCGTCGTCGCTGTACTGATCGCCCTCGACGAACTTAAAGTCCAGCTTGGCCTGCTTGCGCCAGTCTTCCGAGAACTGCTTGTCCTGCCGGAACAGATTTTTGGCCGTCTTGATGTCCATCAGTGACCCATCCTGCTATATCTGGGCCGGTCGGGCCGGCGAGAGCGCCGATAACGGGCCTCGCGTCCGTCCAGGCTGGGGAGCGGTGCATAGTCCGGCAGCATCGCCTGTCCGGTGCGAAGAGCGTCCGAGGCGTGCGAGGTCCAGTCGTGAACAGGAGCCGGATCCAACGTGCGCTTGTTCTCGTCCCACTCCCGGCGATACATCGTGAGCGCCTTGAGACCTTTCTCGGTGCGCTCGAGATCGAACCAGTAGCGGTGAAAGTTGCGGCGAACCAGCGAGATGCCGTCCATGACGCTGTGCTTCGGCACAGTCGTCACGGGAATGCCGAGACGCCATAGCATCGCCCTACGAGATTCACCAGTAGTAAGTTCATGCACTTCGACGTCATGTGGGAAGAAGCACATCTGCTTAGAATAGACAAATCGCCGCTGCTCAGCCTTAGTGCGAAGGACGGCGGCGTAGTGCTCGAGGCCGACGTTGTGGGCCTCGTAATAGTCAATGAATCGCACCTGATGTCCAACAAGCTGGAAGAACCAGATTGCGGTAGAATCAGTATAGCCAAGATCCCACATAGTGCCGACTTCGACGTGCGGGTCGGGCGGAACATTGCCAATCCTCCCCTCCTTACGCGCCGCAGCTATGAGATCTCCGTAGAACGAGCCGACGATGGCGGCCTCGAACGAGCAGTAGTACTCCTGACGGAACAGGGCCTCTCCCATGATGGGACCCCACTCCGAGTGATACTCCCTGCGCTCCTTGACGAGCCTCTCCG